TGATTCTAACAATTTATCTAACACAATACCTTTTGAAATAAAGTTTTGGTTTGATAAAATATCTTCTTCTTTTGCGGTCATGTACTTCATTTCTACTTTACCGCTTCTTAAAATGTGGCCTTCCGGGTAAACTAATCCTTTGGAGGGCAATTCTACAACTTCTGTTGGAAACTTAAATTCGCTCATAAACTTATTTTGTTATAAATATTAATAAAAAAAAGAAGCTCGCAAAAAATGCGAGCTCTTTTAATCTTATTTTTACTATTATTAGAAATTCAACACACAGTAATCAGGTTGAACAGTCATTGTAATGTTAACAGCAGTATCAACAGTATCCCAGTTATAATCACCAAAGTTAGCATCTGTGATTAAAGCACCTTTAATAATCCATTCTGATACGATATCGCCTACAGGTCCTAATACATCGAAAGTTAAGTCTTTCTTGTAGAAATCACTATAACCATCACGACCAGTTACTGATTCGTGATGTAAACGTACCCATTCCATTACAGCCTGAGCTCCTGAAGGAGTAATAGGATCAAATAATGTAAATTGGATAGTACCCCAAGTGGTTTTACCTTTTACAAAGCGTTGAACGTTTATATGGTTTAAAGGAACAGTACCTTGAGTTAATGTGACTGCACCAACACCTTTAATCTCATACGCTGGTATACCGTCAATATACATAATGAATCGGTTTGCCTGTTTGGGTTCAAAGGCTGTGAAAAATATTTCGTTTGGATCTAATACTGCCATTTTATTTATTTATTTGTTTTGTTATAAATATTCTGTTTTTAAAAAATTACGCTGGGAAAGTTGCTCCAGTAGGTAAGATGTTGAAATCCAAGTAAATGAATTCAGCTGTCTTAGTCGGCTGTAAGTAAATTTGACCAACCAATTGGTTTCTATCAATTACATCAGGAGTGTTATTGCTATCATCCATTACTACTTTAAAAGCATACAAACCTTGACGTTGTTGAACTGATTCCAAATATGGGTTAACTTGGTTCAAGAAACTAGTACGAGTAGCAATTGTGTTCTGTTCAAATACCAAGTTTTGAGCAACTTGAGAAATGTAAGATTTAAGAGCAATTAACAAACGACGAACGTTTACACGATCCAAAGCACTAGCTTTAGTTTGTAATGTTTTTTGTCCGTAAACTACAACTCCAGTTCCAGGGAAAGTAGCAATTGGGTTAACTTTATTTTGATATAAAGTGTCGCGTTGTGATTGAGTCAATTTCTTTTCAGCTCTTACAACTGTGCTTAAACCACCTCTGTTAATACCCGCAGGTGCAAACCAAGGCTCTGATACTGTATCATTGTAAGCATAAACACCACCAACCATAGTTGAAGCTGGTACCCAAACCAATTGAGCAGAATCTGGATCAACTGTTTGAACCCAAGGCCAGTATGAAGCAGCGTATGAAGTATTTTTAGCGTTAGCAGCTGAAGTAGCCTCATTAACACTTGAACTAAAAGGTACTAAATCAGATACAAAAATAGCATCTCCACGATTTTGAGTATTACTAATGATTGATGTTACTTGAGAAGCACCAAGTGGAGCTTCAGAAGCAAACAAACCAGGAGTTAACAATACATTGTATCTGTAATCATCAGCATTAGCCATTAAAGAAATCATATTGTCATAGCTTTGACTTAATACTCCTTGAATGTTAGTTACACCAGAAATAATATTATTGTAATATTTAGCTCCTGATCCGAACAAATCACCTGTAGCGCCTATAAATGAACCACTAGCGTTTGAAGGAATTGAAGCAGTGTAAGCTGTTTTAGCAACACCATTATTATCAAAATAGAATGGAGTTGGTGTTTTAACATCAGACACATAAACATATCTTGAATTGTTAGGATAGTCTCCAGTAATTTCAATTTGATTATCTACAGAATCATAAGCTTTTACTTGGTTACCAATTACTCGAGCAACATAGTTAGGAGCTGTTGGGTCCATTGATAAATTAGTAAAACTTTCTAATACAGTGATGTTATTTGTAGTATCATCACCTTGACGAATAAATAAACTAAAGGTACCATTAGCTGTATCACGGTTTGCAATTTGCCATCTAATGTTATCTGCTGAACCTGAAGCTGTTAATGATCCGCTTGCATCTAATGAGCAAGAACTGTTCATTAATTTACCTTCAGAAATAGTTTTTAATACTACTGATTCAGAGTTATTAGCGTTCAAAATACCACATCCGTTAGGTGTTGGGTTTGATGTTGCTGATGCTGAAGTAAATGCTGAGATAAATGAACCGCTTACTACTCGTGATACCAACAATGTCTCTCCACCATTATTAAAATAGTTGAAAGCAGCAATTGAGGTGAAATAAGTGTAAACTTGGCTAGCACTTAAGAAAGTAGTACCAAATTTATTCTGATAATCACTGTATGAAGTAACGATTGTAGGAATTTCTACAGGGCCTTTAACAGTAGGACCAATAAGAGCGGCTCCTACAGTTACTGGCTGTTGGGTGATAAATGACTGATCGTTTTCAAGTGCGAGTACGCCAGGGGATATTAAAGTTTCTGCCATGTTTTAAAAATTAATGATTTTTATTCTATGATAAATATCATAGAAAAAATCAAAATTAACCCACTACAGTAATTTCTCCCTTGTCCAAATCTATGCTTCCGTTACCGTACTTAGATTGAAGGGTGTTGCTTAATGTAGCTTCTGAGTTCATAACTTCTACTAAAAGATTAGTTAAATTTTCTTTTTGTAAAGTTAATTCTTGGATTCTTATTTCAATAAAACCAAAGTCAGCCATTAACTGTTCTCTTTTTACTTTTAAATCCTTAATTGCTTGAATTTCTTCTTGTTCTAAAACTTTTGTTTCCATATGTTATTTTTTAAATATAAGTTCCAATAAATGTAAAATCAACACCACCAGGAGCAGCACTTTCAAAAGTGATTGATGTATTGTTACTTGTAAGTACTGTTACTACTTGAGCAGATTGAGATACTGCTAATCCTACAAATAAGCTTTGGTTTAATATTTTACCTGTTAAATCAACAGGACTTACAGTCACTACAGCTTGGTATGGAGGAATTGTTGATGTTTTACCAGCTCCAGCAAACATTTTTAATATACCAGCTACTGCTACTACTGAACCACTAGGCACATAATAACTTGTATTACCTAAAGTTGAAGTGGATGTATCTGAAGTAGCGGCTGATACAGCATTAGAGGCTGAAACAGCATAAGAAGCCGTTCCTGCTACACTACCAGATAATGAACCTGTAATAGAGGTAAATTTACCTACTGAGCCTGAAATAGTCATTCCACCTAATCCACCTAACACATTAAGAGAAGGATTGTAGTAAGGACCATTAGTGCCATCTGCTGCTAATTCATAATAATTGTTTAGAGCACCAGTATCATTTTTAAATACTAATGTATATTCATTGTTTGTAGAAGCGTTACTAGCTACAAATATTTTACTAGAAGAAATAGCATTAGTGAAAAAACCACTACCTGTAGTTGCTCCAGAAAAGGTAAATGAACCAGATAATGTTACAGCATATCCCTCAGTACCAGTAAATGCGTCAACTGATTGAGTTACTTGTCCGGGTAATATAACATTGCCGTTAGATATGCCTGATGTGGAAAGGGTTTTTAATGCCATATGTTAATAAATATTAATGTTATTAAAAAGGTAACAAATTAAACACCATTAGTGGTGATATTGATTTTTTACAAATATGTTGTTTATCAGTTCCTTCCCAAATAGGACACCAATTCCAATTGCCTGGATCAAAAATGAAGTTGGTATTGCTCCAACAAGAATTACAAGCATATTCATTTTGAATTCTTATATTATTACTTTTAAATTCATGATCTTTTTGAGTAAAACCACTTATCATTACTGTTTGTTTCCCTAAAGCCCAATTTATCCAAGATAAGCCTGAACTTAGTCCTATTAAAAACTTAGCATTGTATAAAATATCCATAGACTCATTTAAAGTTTTACCATGAATGTTTAAATTACCTTTTATATTATAAGGTTTACTTGTAAGTGTAACTACAGTATAACCTAATTCACGTAACATTCTAGACAACACTACCCAACTATCATAAGGCCATTCTTTACAACCTGAAGTTGATTCAGGAGCTATGACAATATAGTTTGTTTCAGTTGATTTAGATTTTGGGGAGAAATTTATACCATAGTTTAATTCATTATATTCTAAACCTAAAATATCAGATGCTGTTTTTTGTAAAGGTTGAGTTTGAGGATAATTTGGAAGCATTTCAAATTTATCCCATTTATTTGATTCACTCCTAAACCAACCTATTCTATAAACAGTAATACAATTTGTTGACTGGCCTGGTTTTATAAATTCAATATCTTTATATGCTTCTAATCCTTTAAACCAATCATTATGGAATGTACTTAAAATAACTTTACAATTATGTTTTTTAGCAAATTCAACAGCATAGGGAGCCCAAGCTATTGTATCACCAATAGCCTTTGATTCTAAACTAATTAACACTCGTTTATTAGTCAAATCAAATTCATTAGCTATTTTACCATTAATTTTAATTTTCCATTTAGTATAATATTTTCTGGAGCAAGAAGTCCACATATTATTTGTAATAGTGTCTGTATGGATAATGTTGTTATTTTCATCTAAAAATTCAACAATGTACTGTTCTTGTTTTTCTCCTATTATTTCAACTTTAGGACCATCTAGATAACTTATTTTAATTTCATTTTTTATAGGTGTGTAAGGATGAGTTTTATAAAAATCCATTATAGTATCATACCCTATTTTTCCTATTTTTTCCCAATTAAAATTTTGTCTAATTTCTTCTGATTCTTTAAGTGCTTTTTTCTTACAAGCATCATTTTCTAAGTAAGAATACATCATTGTTAGTTTTAAATGATTAAAATCAGGTTCATAATAATTACCTGTATATTCATTAAAATGATTATATGATGATTCATTTGCTGGTTTTTCACCTAATATGTTAACAGGCATTCCTTTACCTTTAGCAAATTCCAATTGGCCTGAGCAGTTAGAGTAAATAGAAGGAACACCACAAGCCATTGCTTCAATTAAAGGTAAATTCCAACCTTCAGAACGAGCACAAGACAAAAACACATCACATGATTTTAATATCTTAACATAATCTTCTCTTGATGGAAAATGAACTACTTTAATTCTTTCATCCTCTAAATTATAATATTTTAATCTGTTTTCTGTAGTTTCTAAATCATCTCCTGAAAATGGATTATCAATGGAAATTATTAAGTCAACAGGTTCATTATTTGTAAATGTTTTTAAAAATGTTTCAATAATTTCTTTTGTAGATTTTCTATAATCCCATCTACCAGCTAAAAAGAATTTAAACCTACCATCAGATGTTAATTCATGTGATGTTTTTTCAGGATAAAAAACACTAGTATCTACACCTTCAGGAACTACTTTAATTTTATTAGGATCATATCCTTGATTAATTGTTACTTCACGTTGCCATTTTGAAGGAACCCATAATTCATCAAATTCTTTTAATTTATTAAAAAATTCTTCAGGTTGTTCTGTGGTTTCCCAAACATTATAAGCAATTTTAGGACCTTCATATAAATCATAAAATATATGATGGTTAGTTTCACATAAAACAATGTTTAAATCATGTTGGAATTCCTTAGAGTTGTCCTGGTATATTTTATAGTTGCTTCTGCTGTTATCATTGTTCCAAAGTATTTGTTTATATAAAATGGATTTGTCTATATCATTGATATAAGGTTCATTATCATGAGGTGTTTCATTATATCCATCCCATGTTTTACCTATAGTAAAATTTCGAACTTTTAATTGAAGATATTTTGATATTTCTCTAAAAAAGTCTCTTGTATGTTGATTATAACCTGTAGTTCCTATATAAGAACCATGAACATATACTTTTGGTTTATCCATTTTTTACTGCTATTATATTACACTTATGTTTGATTGTTGTATAAGAATTTTCTAAGAACCAAGCATCTAGTTTAGTTTTAGTAATTATATCTAAGTTTTCGTCCTCGTAAATTATTAAATTAGGTTTAAATTCCAAAGCTAAAATTAAGTCTCCATCTAAACCTTCAACATCTAAATGTAACCAATCATAATTTTTATCTTTCATTAAATCATTAATAGCTATACTTTTTCTATAACTTTTTTTAATTTTTGAAGAGTCTAACCAACTGTTAATAACTGAAGGTACTACAGTATCAGTATAGCCTTCTCCGCCTTGATACCATTCAACATCAAACCCATCTACAGTTACAACAGTGTTTAATGTTTCTACATGGTATTGATTTTTATAATTTTCAATTAAACTAATAAATTGTTTATCACTACCATCTATTAAAGTGACATCTGTTAATTTATGTTTTACTGGATAAATCCAATGGCCGTTTCTACCATCATGGGAGCCAATTACTAGTCCATTAGATTTTATTCCTTGAGTTTGTCTTGATTTTAAATAAAACCATAACATTTTTTCAATTTCATCTCCATGGTTTACTACATCCCATTTATACTCATGTAATAAAGTTCCATCAAGTGAATAAATTAGAACATCTGTTATAAACTCTCCACCTCTCCATTCAGCCCACCAGTAATCTTGTAACTCAGTCTCATAATGTATTTCATTAGAGATTATATTTTTAAACTGAATTTTTAAGGGTAAATGGGTTTTTATAAAAGATGAATTATTTAATTCTACTCGAGTTAAATTATTATCCCTGTTATAACTGATATCTATCATATTGTATTAGTTTCTAAAATGTTTTGGCCTATGGATTTTATATGTTTTGTATAATCAATTTCTTCATTATCATGATAAATCTTTA